TACTTTAGAAGCTAAAGCTAATCCACCCAATCCAGCCATACCCAACAATCCTTTTTTTATGAACTGCCTTTTATTCAAATCTGTATTATTCCTATAAGGGTTTTTTTGAATAATCCTTTTATCCAACTCTTTGTTTTTTCTGAATCCGAATAGGTTTTTTATTGATAGCATTTTTTATTTTGGCTTGGTGGGATACACGACTTCATCTGGACTATCATAATCCTGTGGTATATCTCTAAGTGCCTGTCTGTAAGTCTCCCACTCCTCTTTCTTTTCAGTAGATGTAGTAATATCTGGAAACATTATATAATCGCTGTCTTTTAAGAGTTGGTTTCTCTCTTTCCTTATATCCCACCATCTCTCCTCAATTACATTTTTTTCCTTTTTTAAATTTATGTCGCTTTTTACATCTATTGCGTTTACTAATGCAGGTGTTCCCTGTGCATCTACATTCGGGGAAGCTGTATTTTTTACATAAAGATAAATGTCCTTTGCTGCATTTTGGTCAGCAGTAAGGTCTGATGCCTCCCCTAAAATTAAAGCACTCTTTCCAATTTCTTTAAAGTTATCCCACTCTGGCACTCTTGCTGTAATACGGCTTACTCCTTCCTCGATATATTCACCTTTCTTTTCTTCTTTACATCTTGTAAGGATATCGGGATCGGGATCGGCAGTATTGCTTAGTAACCATTTTAGGCATTGTCTATATTCTCTACTTTTTGGTTCTGTTAATGAAATAAAACTTTTTCTTCCATTATTCAGATTTTTTGCATAACCAATTAATGCAAGTTTTTCATCTCTTTGTTCATGGTATAATGCCATTGATTTTTCTCCCTTTATAATTCCGCAGTAAATAAAATTCCATTTGTATCCCAACCTATATTACATATTTGATAAGTCGTTAATCCTGAATGGTTATTAGATTTCAAGCAAATAAAGTTTCCATCAGGTTCATAACTAACAGAACTAATAGAAACCGAACTTGCACTAGATGTTGTTGCATGGACATACGCACCGGGAACTCCAGCACCTAAATGTGTAGCAGTAGGCACTACTGGTCGCATAGGAACAGGAGCAGTTACACCAAATTGCACACCAGTAGTTCCAGATGTTCTGCCAGCAGCGAAAGCTACATTGATACTAGGAGTTTCACACTCCCATTTCCATGAATATCTAGCACAACGAATATACTCTTTACTGAAATCAGATGGTACAACAGTATTTGCAGAAGCTCCTGTCTCAAGTTGAACGCCTGTTATTTCCAGAGTATCAGTTACAGTTCCAGTAAGACCATCAGCCCATATAAAGACAGCTATATTCTTTGCTGATACTGTATCAATGGAAATATTTTCTATTGTATATCTCGCAGCAGTTGTAGTAACACTCAAATTTGCTGGAGTATTTTCTGCTGTCCAATTTGTAGCCCATGTTGGAGTTGTATCTTCTGCTCCCCATGCACTAACCACATCACTTGTTACTGTATCCGAAGTAGAATCCCACGACAATACAACAGCTTTTATATTATCTAATCTTCCAGCACTAATATCATTTACTTTAGCGGTAAACGATAATGAGCAAGTACCACCTATTATGTTTTCCGCATGGACATTCTCAAGTATTTGACAAATACCAAATTTCTTACTCGCAGTTTCCACATCAAGTTTAATAGAGTATTTAAATCCTGCAAAAGCATCTACCTCTCTGGTTACATCTACTATGTCATTACCATCTGAAAGTAATAACCATTGGTCTAATAAATAAACATCATCATCATTTGTAAATACAGTACCTGTGGTGAAGGTTATACCCCTACTTCTTATTGAAAAGTCAGGATTAATGATAAGGTTAGTTACTGAGCCACCGGCTGCAGCACCGACAACAGCAGTACCATCTGCCTTTACATAACTGATACATTGTACTGTGTTTGCTCCTGTTGATTGAAAAGTTGCTACATCTCCAGCAGCGGTTGTTATATTAGCTTCACTTGGCAAGTCTAAGTTAGTAGCATGATGAGTCATTGTTAAAGCACCGTCAAATTGTAATGTAAACTGTCTATCGGCTGCAACTGTCATCGCTGCAAAACCTGCCGTGCCAGTTACATTGAAATAAGAACCATCCGTGTCTATAACGAGAGGCGATGCCGATGCTATGTCTCCACCTTTTATAATATCTGCTGCTTGCCAAGAACAAGAACCATCGCCATCCTCTCTTAGAAACTTAGTGCCACCAGTTTCGCTAGTTGATTTAATTGATGTTCCCTCTAATGAACCAGCAGCTTGAGTAGATCCATCATTAAACACTAACCCCCCGGCTTTAGCTACTTTAGAAGCTAAAGCTAATCCACCCAATC